CCCAACGGACACCATCTAAGATAGGGGGCGCTTGCCACGCTGTATTTATAGGAAGAAAGCAACTACTCAAGTATAGTTAAGTTAATTCAAATTTCTCATTCATATAAGTCTTTTAAAATATCGAACATGACATAACCTTCGACACCATTTACTAAAGCATCCAAATTTTTCCATGTTAAAACTTTTAAATCTTCACCTTTATCTTTCCAAAAATCGACTAATTTATTTGAAAATTCATTATAATATTTCTCACCATAATGATAGGCATTACGAATTGCACAATCAGCTACATCTAACTGCCTTCGCGTATATTCTTGACTATCACTAGTATAACTAACCCAATTTACCAAGTCTTTCATTAACTCTTCAGGTAAAGGGGCCAACTTCATACCAGCACGCGATGGATGTTTCTTAAAAGACCTTTTAAGGAATGTAACATCATCAATACTTTCGTATTTTTGCACTTTTTCGGACTTTGTTGCATCTGTGTATTTAATACCATACTCAGATAAAAATAGGGATATAGTTTCATTATTAAATCTATCAATAACTTTATCAGAAACAGACATAACTAAATCATCACCATATACTACTAAATGGGTTAAATTATCAAAGAAATTTAAATCCTCATAATGGGTTCCTGCCATTATGTCTAACCATGCTAACATTATATACATAATATTAACAAGACTATTAAACACAACAGTATTTGGATTTCCACTAGGGGCTCCACATAAAGTCTTATAGATTAAATCACCAGCTACGTGTGTTGCTTTCGCAGTCTCCTCAAATAATATATCCCTTATATTATTGTGTTCACTAGCATTATTTACCTTATACCAATCATTTATTAACCAAAAAGCCATTCTTAGACAGTCCGTATCTAAGCGATGACCAAATTTAGAATAATCACCAGCACATACTTTATTGTTAACTCTAAGTAAGTCATTATATAACATACCCCATTCTGGTCCACAAGGATTTATACCAACTGCATGATATATATCCCTTCTAGAATTAGTGAAAGCTGCAGTAAAATCCATCAAATGCATCCTTGCAGCTATAGTATGTTCAACTGGAGACGCATGTATTAACCTAGGATTAAATCTTTTTGCCATGGGTAATTTTTCATCTTTCATGACATCTAAATATATTGTACTTGGCACTACTTTATTATCTCGCAAAAAAGCATTTTTCTTAATCAAAGTTAATAATTCATTATGTATTTCTGCCTTACTATCATTTATTTTAATATAATGCTTCTTTTGTTTCATATGTGTATGTTGAGCCAAAGGATATCCAGCACTAGTTGATAAGTATATAGATGGTATAGCTCCAGGAATTCCACATATGGCTTGGTTTAGAGTTCTTTTTGAAGTGACATTTAAAACTGGTTCACATTTAATTCTAAATTTCTTCTTTAGATGTTCCAAAACAATGAATCTATGTTCTTGATTAAAAGGAGAAGTTGGATGAAATTGTAATTCTATTGCTCGTGACACTGGTCCGAATCCAGATTGAATTTCATCAGGGTCACGTAATCGTGCAATTTCACGCAATCCCTGTCCAAATAAACCAAACATATCCGATCTCCGCCAATTTGTTTTAGTTGGATAAAAAATAGCTTGTTCTAAACTTCCAATTTTCATAAATGATCCTTGAGGTTCCATTTTCGTTTCAGAAATTTCTCCTTCTGGTTCATCTATATCTAAAATTTCATCATTTTCCAAAAGGCATTCAGCATCATATTGATCAAAAGCAATACCAACTCCCATTCCTTTAAAACCGGCTACATGGAACCCTATTATTTTATTACTAATTTGATCTATAATTGGTGACATGCATAAGCCTTGTTTTTGGGTTGTATAAGTATAACCAGCTAAATAATATTCCTGATCTACTGGAACAAATTGATCCTTACTATACTTTAGTGTATCCGTAAATGGCTTAGCAACATCAGTATACCTTGTGACTCCTAATTTTCCAATATCAATAATTGATACCTTATGACTGTGGACTGTTTCATCGGAGCCATCATCTAAATGTTTTGTTATGTTCTTAAACAATGGTAACCTTGGTGGAATTGTAACATAGGCTAAATCAGTTTTGGCACTTAAGACAATAATAAAATCTTTGTAATCAACTTCAATAGGATTATCTTTTGAAACCTTAACAAAAATTTTACTACCTTTCTTTGAAGCATATTCCATACAAGTGGCTGAATGAGCATTCATTAAACCTGTTCGTCCAGCTAAACCAAATAATTTCGCACCATGTTTTGATCCATTAAATGAAAATTCTATAATATAAGTATTCCTAACTATCATGGGACATAAATCTTCAATTGAATTTTGTGGAGTACACTCATCATTAAAATACCTTTCATGGTAAGCATCAAAAACGGTTGTTTCATTTTGTTTTTGGGCATAAAAAATATTCTTAAAATTTCCACTCTTTGTAACTACTGCTTTCTTAAGATAAGTTTTTGCTCCAGAAGATGTTCTACCTGTTTTGTCAGTAGGATTATTGGCTAAATGCCTTCGTAAATTGGTGCGCTGGTTTCTTCGTATTAGAGGGGCCCGCTGTCGTGCTGCTCGCAATCTTTCAATTTCACTACCAATGTGTTGTGGTTCTGCCAAATTTTCCTCTCCCGAAAATAACGCTTTTATAGTTTTCCATTGCGTTAATAGAGTTATAATACTTCCAGCTAATACTAATCCAACTATTTTCATATTCGTAGACATTACCTTTGAGCATAAATTTTCTAACTTAACACAGAAATTATTCTTCATTTCCACTAAAGCATTCTTATATGAAAAGAAAGCCATAGTAGTCTTAAAAAATCTACTACGCAACATACAATTGGGATTTCCCTCACATGGTTCCATACTTATTTCTTCATCTATAGTTCTAAAATAAGTAATT